GTTAAAGAGGCAGAAAATGGAAATTTTCATCCAGATGCTTGGGAATTTACTGTTACTGAGTGGTTACCTGTTACTGAAGGTACACCTGTGAACAAGCTAACTAAGCAATGTAAACCTATAGAAAGAGATTATTATTTCATAGACGAGAATGGTGAAGAAAAAGCTGCTACCAATATTGGTATGGCTGATCTTCTTAGACTTTTTTCCCAAGAAATTGAGAGTCATCTTAAGGTGCAAAGCAGTGTAGTGTCTTCCACAAAAGGTCTTAGACAGCAAAAATTATGCCCTCATGCTCTTTACAAGCGTTTGTGCCCAATTTGTCGTGCTGAAGCTCTTAAGGAAGGTAAACTTGAAGATAATGTAGATGTTTGTCAACTCGTAACTGATTCAACTGTAAATGTAGAAGAAGTCAATGAGGAACCTACTATGGAAGCGAATTCATGGCAGGAAGCTGAAAAAGAACTTTCGGGTTATGAAAGAACTTTTTCTAGAAATTATAGATTATTAACTAGACTTAGAAAGAATCCTGTTCTTTTTAGTCTGGCATGTTTACCAGAGTCTATCACTAAGAACCCAATGTTTGTGGGTCTTCACGCAATTGTAGAACAAGAGCGTATTGTTTATAGGAAATGGTTTATTGATATTGATATTCCACTTCCAAGACTCTTAACTGTATTACAAATGGTATTTTTCCTTTTCTTAGGATTTTGGATTTATGCAATTCATGAAGATATTAATGTACGACTTGCTGGAGCAGTTACCTTAGGTTTTTTGTTCTTTGCTATGTTATATACTAGTATGGTCTATTGTGTTGCATATAGACGAGTTTCTTCAAATAGACAAATTATAACTAAATTTGTAGAAAACTCAGGAAATGTAGCTAAAGGTTATGGAAAGTATTTGGCTGCTGGAACTTCAGCAGTTATTGGTATGCTTTCAATTTATAAATTGTGGAAAATGTTTCGTAGAAATAATACTTTTACGTACACTAATTCCGCAGCGAAATTTGTAAATGATCAGAGTGAACCTAATGTTTGGTTACAAAAACGTGTGGTACCGATTTCTAAGGAAATTGATAATAATCAGTTGAAACATGTAATAAACAAAGTGAGTGATGCTCAAATTATTGTTCGTTATTTGCATGAATCTGAATCATTTTCGAATGGATTTATTGTTGATTCTGGTGAATTATTAATTCCAGTTCATGAAGCAAAACGTCTTCAAGGTACTAGATTGCGACTAAGCAATGCTCCTGATAATGTTATGACTGGTATAAATCATATCACACCACCTTTAGGTCCAGAGGATTGGACTTATGTTGGAAAAGAAGGTGAAACTGATATTGCTATGGTAGCAATAGCTTCTTTAGGGAAGAAATGTAATCTTAAAAATTTATTTTCTCCCGAATATTTTAAGCGAGAACCATTACTGGCAAAATGTATTGTTCGTAATCCCAATTTTGAATTGGAAGAACTTAATATACGTATTGATAAATATGGTGAAGTAAATACTCGCAGTGGAGTTTCCAGTTTTAAACATGGAGCTTTCTACGCCCATGAAGTCCCTGCTTTTCAAGGTATGTGTATGGCATCTAATGTCTACATTCATAGTACCAAGGCTTTTATTCATAGTTTTCATTTAGCTGGAGAAAATAAAGTGAATGGACTTAATGCAGCACAATTAATTACTAAAGATGAGGTAATTGATGCTTCTAAAAGATTACACGCTAACAGTTGTGTACATCCTAAAGTAGCTTCTGCTGCACCAATCAAAACTGTATTATATGATAAAGATTTTACACCTATTACACCTAAAGGTGTTACTAATCTCGACCATCAGGTTCAGTGTCAAGCTGAATATTATGGTAATATGCCCGGAGCTTTTGTTGCTCCTAGGTCCTCAGTTATTGATTCACCAATTCTCAAAGAAATAGAGAAAGAGTTCAATGTTAAACAAATGTATGGTCCACCTCCTAATTGTAGGAGGAAGGAAGATGGCAAGCGAGTCATTCCTACGTGGGAACCATACCGTTTATATTTATCCGGTGTTGGTAATGCTCATCAAGAGTTTCCTACACCTGTACTTAAGAAAGCTGCTCTCGACTACCTCGGTAGTATGTGTGAAGCGATTGAATCTGATGAAGAAATAAAGCAGTATGCTGCTAAACTTCATATATTAGATCCAATAAGAACTGTTTCAGGAGAAGATGGGACTAAGTTTGTTGATGCTATGAAATCTGGTACATCTATGGGATGGCCTTTAAATAAACCAAAGCGTGATTTCTTAACAGATATTGCTGAAGAGGTTGAAGGAGTTTCGTGTCCAAAGAAAATGGCCGATATGGTTGTCGAACAAGCTACTTATGATGAATTGGAAAGATATGCAAAAGGTCTTAGTGCAAATCCTATTTTTAAGAATTGTACTAAGGATGAACCTACAAAGCTTACTAAGGAGAAAGCTCGTGTATATCAAGCTGCTCCGGCTCATTTCCAACTCAATGTTAGGAAGTATTTTCTCCCTGTAGCTGCTTTCATGTCACGGTATCCACTCATTTTTGAGTGCGCAGTTGGTGTGAATTCTCAAGGTCCTCAATGGAATAAGTTGATAAAACATATTTCTAAATATGGTCCTGAGAGAATGGTAGCAGGCGATTTCAAAGCTTACGATCAACATATGTCTGGTCGTATGATTCTTATTGCAATGAATATTATGTGTGATCTTGCTGAAAAGTATATGGATTATTCAGAAAAAGAAATTTCAATTATGAGAATTATGGCTTCTGATATTGCTTACCCTCTTGTGTCAATCAATGGAGATTTGACACAGTTATTCGGATCGAATCCATCGGGTCAGAATTTAACAGTCTATGTTAATTCTATTGTAAATTCACTTTATCAACGATGTGTATTCTTCGTTATTTATCCCGATTTTAAAGAGCGTTTTAATGAGCACGTAGCCTTAACCACTTATGGTGATGATAATGCTATGTCTTGTAGTGAACACGTGCCCAAATATAATCATACTGAAATGCAGAAGGTTTATAATGATCACGATATTGAATTCACTATGGCTCAAAAAGAAGCTGAATCTGTTCCTTATATTGATATCAATAATATGGAATTTTTAAAAAGATGGTCCCGTTGGGAACCAAATCTCATTGCTCCTGGAACTAAGGAAAAAGGGATGTGGATAGCCAAATTGGATGAGGATTCTATTTTTAAGAGTCTTATGTCCAATTTAAAATCTAAGGAGGAAGATCAACATACTGTAGCAATTCAGTGTATTGATGGTGCCCTCAGAGAATGGTTTTTCCATGGTGAGGAGTTCTTTAATGATAAACTTGCCAAAATGGAAAGAGTTGTAACCAATATGGATTATAATTCGTGGATGCCAAAGAATTGGAATTTACCTTACGCAGCTAGGCGTGAGGAGTGGAAATCCAGATATGGTATTATAGAAGAATAATTCTTCAATCGTCACGGGACGTTAAAAGTCCAAGGGCTCACTACTAGTCCTTAATCTACGGAAAGTAGACTGCTATTATATGCATAAGCTCTATAATATAATATTTAGCCGTTCTTTATTGTATGGAGTACCCTGAATAGCATTTTCACATGTCGTTACGAAAATTAATAGACATCGAACGAGTCATTTACCAAATAGTTGTGGAGGTAAATTGTATGACTTTAAATTTATACAACTGGTCAATGTAGAACTAAGTGCAATATTGCACATAATATAGATGAAAAAGAATATATACATAACACTATTCGTGAATCAGTTGCTGCTCACACTGAGCAACAATTATTGAGCTGTAAATTTAGATTATCAGCTCTTGAATCACATTTAGATAATTACTTAATACAAAATATAAGCGAACACCCACGTTTGATAACAAATTCGGGTGAATGGAATAGTTATAATGATTTTTCAAATTCAAAATTTCTTAATGCTAATTCTTCTATTGGAGGTCACCCTCCTCAAGAACAAGCCACTCTTAAGGATGAACAAGAGCACACACAACAAAATGTAGCTTTTAATTCACCAGAACAAGAGACAATAATCAACAATAATTCTAAAGTTGATTCTACAATGATGTCGGTTGTCGATACAGCACATACCGACTTGGGTCGTTTCCTAGAACGTCCTGTTCTCATCGATACGAGAGAAATTAATCTAGGAGAGAGTATTCAGCCAGGTACGGCAACAATTAATGTTTGGAAACGATTTCTCAGATCACCATCTATTATTAAGAAAATAGAGCATTATTCATATATTAGAGGAACTTTGCATCTAAAATTTCAAATTAGTGGAGGTCCTACTTATTATGGTAGAATTATAGCAGCCTATGATCCGTATTCGCCTACTCTCACACCACGTTCACGTCCACTCTACGAAAGTGATCAAAATCTTCCACCTGTTGGGGGAGGATTATGCAAACTTTCACAGAGACCACATATTATTTTAGATCCGTGTGAATCTCAAGGAGGCGAAATGACTTGTCCATTTGTCTGTCCGTTTACATATGTAGATATTACAAGTTTACCGACAGCTAATGGTACAGCACAAGGTTTAACAGCTGTCCCAGAGAAGATGGGTGCAATTGATTTTGCATCCTTTTCATCGCTAGGATCCACTGGTGTTTCAATGACTAATCAAATTGGAATTACCATTCAGACTTTAGCATGGATGACTGATGTGGTTCTTGCTGCTCCTACTGAAGCTCCTGTCGCGAGTGATAGTTTATGGGCTAACTCTGGAAGTAAGTGGGACGACGATGAATATGGAAAAGGAGTTGTTTCCCGACCAGCTAGTGCTATTGCACGTTGGGCAGGTCATTTAGAAAAAGTTCCAGTAATAGGTCCCTTTGCAACTGCAACGCATATTGCTTCGGGTGCCGTTTCGACAACGGCTAAATTATTTGGATTTTCTAAACCAGTAATTACTACACCGATAATGAAATATAAACCAACTTTTGCTGGAAATTTAGCAACTACTGATATTGATGATTCAGCTGAAAAATTAACGTTTGATACTAAACAGGAATTGACAGTTGATCATAATATTATTGGCAAAGAATGTGAAGATGAATTGACAGTATCTGCTATAGCTACTAAATCAGCTTTTGTAGAAAACTTCATGTGGTCTTCAACTGATGATGCGGATCAAGTTTTAGCACGCATCAATGTGGAACCCATGGCATGTCCTACACATCATTATAAAACAAATGAGTATCCAAGATGTGAGAATTTTCTTACACCGTTAGCTTTTGCCTCTTTGCCCTTTAGGGAGTGGAGAGGTGGTATTAGATATCGTTTTATGGTTCACTCTTCTAATTTTCATAGAGGAAAACTCAAAATTACATATGAACCAAGGGCGGGAGTTAATCAACCTACTCTAGGTCCTACCAATACGCGTTATACTCGTATTGTAGATATCGGTACTCAAAAAGATTTTCATTTGGATGTTAATTGGATGCAAAATGCTCCATACAAACGAATTCGAAAACCTAGATATCCTGATGATGGCGCGTTGGGTATGCTCACTCATTCTCCCCGATTAAGTTCCATGCCTGCCAGTCAGAGTGTATCTCTTAATTTGGAAGATGAGTATGCAAATGGACAAATTTTTATCCAAGTGTTTAATAAATTAGTTTCTCCTTTAGAGACTGATGCAGTGAATAGTCCCATTACTATTTCTTGGTTTATTGCGGGTTTGCAAGACTATGAGGTAGCAGATCCAACACCAGATTTCGGGAAATACACAGTCCCATATTGTCGTGAAGTAGGTGACCTTATTGCTAATTCTGGGGAATATGCTAATGCAGCAGGTTCTTCCAAATATGCAAAAGAAGGTAATACTCATGACACTGAAGCTCTAGAACCTATAGGGTCGCGAGCTGACTTTCCCGCTCAGAACTTGGTACATTATGGTGAAACATTTCACTCTTTTAGAAATATGATGAAACGTTATTGTTTCTATGAAGATGTAATTTGTCCAGGGAAAACTGGGGATGATAATGAAGAAATAATTTTTAAATTAGAATCTTCTAATTTTCCAAAACCTTATGGTCCAAGTAAATTACCACCGGGTGATTACACGGCTCCGTCTATTAATGGTGAGCGGTCTTTTCATATGGTGTTAGCACGGACAAATTTAATATCGTATTTAGAACCGGCTTTTGTAGCCAAACGAGGGGGAATACGATGGAAATATGTTTACAGTTCAGATAATACTGTAAATCAGCACAAAGGTATGATTGTGCGTAGATTACCTCTCGATTCTCCTGTCCACGTAGATCGAAGGAGACATGTAGAAGTACTTTGTCGAAGTAATCGATCGATGGATCCTCAAACAAACATGGCCAACAGGACGAATCTTTTCGAGGGAGCTTCATACACTCCAACCGCTTTGAATCCAGTGGCTGAGGTAGAAATTCCATTCTATTCTCATTTAAGATTCTTTTCGCCAGGTTCAATTGACGATGCGTTTAATCGTCATGAAGTGGCAGTTGAAATGCACAATGTGGCCGGCATATCGCACGACCACATTGAATCTTTCGTCGCTACAGGCGAAGATTTCAACCTCTCTTGGTTTGTGAATGCACCGTCCATTCACTACCATGAATAATTTTCCCTGATACTTTTCTATGGGTATCATAAAACCAATACATCGGGTAATTTAATATAGAATTTAATTTGTATATTAATTATGGAACACGATGAATCGCACAGTAATCGGTGCGTGGGCGCTCTTGTGCAAGAGTTACCCAGCGGACACGTTCAATAGGACGTGCTCTATAACATATAAATCGGAATTTTTTCCTTGTTGATAGAGCACGTTCGTGTTCTGTCTAAAGGTTTTCAAGATTAATGTTAATAGTGAGGGCCCGCTAAATATAGTTGTAAGGAGCTATGAAAAGCAGC